AACAGATGGAAATGTCTCGCTAACGGGTCAGACTGGCACGTTTACGGCTGGTTCGCTGTCACCTGAAATTGCACTCGGGATTACCGGACAAGCGGCAACGTTCACCGCTGGCAATGTTCTGGCATCGCTTGACATTGGGATTGTTGGGCAGACTGCGACATTCACCCAAGGCGCGTTAACGCCATCGCTAACCGTTGAACTGACAGGACAGACAGCGACGTTTACCGCTGGTCAGGTCGGAGCGCCTAGCGGTGATCTGACGGTGGCACTGATGGGGCAGACTGCGACGTTTACGGCTGGCGCGTTGTCGGTTCCTAGCACCGCAACGGAAGGCGGCGGCGGGTATCTCTACTGGAGAAAATCCCGTAAAGAATGGGAAGATGAACGCAAGAAGCTCAAGGTAACACCCAAAGAGATTACCCGTGTTGCGCAGAAAGTAGCCCGTTCCGTCATAGCCGATACTGGCATGGCAGACCCAGTTGAAACGCTGAAAGACAACCGGGCGCAATACGCACAGATGGCAATGAACGAACTGCGGGGCTTTTGGTCCCCCTCAGTGCAGGACGCAATCACCCGACAGATACAAATTGCCGTTACACTCAAGAAACGGCAACAACAGGATGATGAGGAGCTAATGCTTCTCTTATGACAAGCAAACCGCAACAGTCACGCGGACTTGTGGCCTCACGGCCTTGAAAGTGACTAAAAACGCAGTGATGCGCAGCAGCCCGTAAGGGCTCAGAAAGTTGACCATGTCAGAACTGGAACAACCTGCACCGCAGGAATCCGAAACCGCACCAGCGGATGAACTGGAATCCTCGCAAGTAGACGAAGTATCAGAGACTGAATCGGAAACGGTTGATGTCGATGACTACGAATATGAAGGCGAGAAGTATCAAGTACCCAAGAAACTAAGCGAACGCATCAAGGCGCTTGAGAGTGGAAACCTTCGTCAAGAAGACTACACCCAAAAGACCCAAAGCGTAGCGGAAGAGAAACGGGCGCTTGAGGCTGTGCGGCAAGAGTTTGCGGCACGCCAACAGTTTCAACAGGAACACCTGGAAAAGATAGCCGATATTCGTGCGATTGATCGACAGCTGGAGCAATACAGCAAGCTCGATTGGGCCGCGATTACCGACGCTGATCCGGTGCAGGCGATGAAACTTGACCGGCAAATGCGGGACTTGCAACAGCAAAGAATCCAGCAAGTGCAGTCTATCGAGCAAGCACAGGCAAGGCAGACTTTTGAGACGCAACAGGCAACTGCAAGGCGACTCCAAGAGGCACATGCTGAACTGTCACGCGAAATCAAAGGTTTCGGTACGCCAGAGGTCATGAAGGCCCTGAAAGATACCGGCTTGGCATTGGGATTCAAGCACGAGGAATTGACAAACGTCAACGACCCCCGCGCTGTACGAATGCTGCATGAAGCCTATCTATACCGGAAACTTGTGGCGCAGAAAAGCGCACCGGAAACCCTGAAGGAAGTCAAACCGATAACCCGAGTTTCTGGCGCATCTGCGTCAGTTCAAAAAAGCATCGGCGATGCCAGTCTATCGGACGCCGAGTACAACCGGATGCGCCGGGAGTACATCTCAAAAAACCGTTAATGCCGAAAGGCTTAAGGAAAACAAATGGCTAACACCAATACCGTATTGGACATGGTTGCACGCGAAAGTCTTCGCATTGCCCATGAAAAATCCACCTTCATCAGCACGATTGACCGTTCCTATGACGATCAATACAAAAAGACAGGCTGGAAAACCGGCTCTGTCCTCCGTGTTGCAAATCCTAACCAGTACACGCGCCGTCAAGGCTCTCGGGTTATGGACGTTCAAGATCAGAACGAAACCACGCAATCGATCACGATGGCAACTCAGGACGGCGTCGATATGCGCTTCAACAGCGCAGAATTGGCCCTGAATGTGAACTCGCCATCCGAAGTTGATGCGTTCTCCAAGCGTTACATTGAGCCCGCAATGTCTGTGCTGATTTCCGGCATCGACGGCGACACGCTGACGACTGCCACCAAGGAAACCTATCAACTGGTTGGCACTTTCGGCACTGTTGTAGGCGCTTCTGGCGACATCACCGCCTTGGGTAACGCTCGTGCAAAGCTGAATCAGCAACTGGCACCAAAGGACCAAAACCGCGCCCTGCAGCTTGACTCTGTGACGATGGCGTCCATTGTCAACGGCAATAAGGCGTTGTTCAATCCTGACAACCAGGTCCGCAAGGCATTCACTGAAGGCTTCTACGCCCGCAGCGCAATGGCTGACTTCTACGAGAACGAGCGCACCTATACGCAGACTTACGGCGGTGACGTGACGGGTAACACCGACGCGAATGCACTGGTGACTGACGGCGGCATCATTGTGGACTTCCATACGCTGGTTTCGGTAGCCAATACCGAAGTCGGCTCGGTGTTCACCATCGCTGGCGTCTATGACTGCCACCCTGAAACCAAGCAAGCCTATTCGCACCTGAAGCAATTCACGGTGATCTCGAAGAACGCTACTTCGGTCAACGTGTCACCTGCAATCTACCTCGGTTTGTCCGCATCGACTGCTGCAAAGCGCAACGTGTGTTCTTCAACCGGCGCGGCTCTGGCAGTGACCGACTTCAACGCCAAGGCGGTTACGTTCTTCGGAGCCATCTCTACTGCTTACCGTAACAACCTGATGTATCACAAAGATGCATTCACATTCGTGACGGCTGACCTTCCTTTGATGGACGATGCACACAAATGCGTCCGCAAAACTCAGGATGGCTTGTCGCTGCGAGTCTGGATGGCGTCTGACATCCGCAATGATGAATTGCTGATGCGTATTGACATCTTGTACGGCTTCAAAACGCTGCGTCCCGAATGGGCTTGCCGCATCACCAACTAATCGAAAGGAAATATCATGGCAGCACAAGACTACGAACAAGTCACTTACAACGGTCCCGCTGGGGCTCAAGTGGGTGCATCCGCTACTGAAAAGATCGGATTCTTTGGCGCGACTCCAGTCGTGCAGGTTGCAAATGTGGTTGACGCCACGGACGCGGCCACAGCAATTACCAAGCTGAATCAGGTGATTGCAGGACTTGAGACCCTGGGTCTCTTTGCATCGTCTTAACGAGCATGGGCGGCGAACGGCTTCTAATCTGTTCGCCGTCCTTTACCGGCGACTTTTGTGCGCCCTATATTGAATCGCTGGTCGGAACTATCAAGGATTGCCAGCGGCATGACATACCAACAGCTTATAAAACGCTGAATGGTGTTCACTGGATAGATATTGCACGAGACATTTTGTGTCATATTTTCTTGAAATCAGACTGCACTCACATGCTGCAAATTGATTCGGATTTGGGTTGGTCGCCTGATGCACCTAGAAAGATGCTGAAGGAAGACAAGCCATTTATCGGCGGGGTCTACCCGTTGCGGGCCGATTGCCCTGCATTCCCAATCAAGCGTGACGGCGAAAGAGTGACCGGACTCCCTGGTGGTTTCATGATGATACGGCGTGATGTGATCGAAAAATTGAGCACTGAAACCTATAAGGTCAGCACGCTTCAATTCGGTGAACTTGAGGTATCACCACTGTTCACAAGAGAATTTAAAGATGGCGGCTATGTGGGTGAAGACTACGCCTTCTGCAATCGCGTATTGAACGCAGGTTATAAGTTGACGGCCATGCCTGGAATTGAATTTACGCACACTGGAAACAAGACATGGCGAGGCGTCTATGCAGGCAATGATTAAGCCCGGACAGCAAGGCTACCGGATGGCCTACAGCAAGCGGGATGAAGAATATTTAGTAAAGCAGGGGTGGGTGAAATTCAACCCTGCTCCAGAACAACCCAAGCGCCAAACGTTGACGCTCAAGAAAGCCCGTAAATGATTACAACCTATGCTGAATTGGTGACGGCACTAGACGGGACATCGGGTTATTTGCACCGTACTGATTTGACGGCAAAGATACCCGATTTCATCAAACTTGCTGAATCCAAGATTAACCGCAAGTTGCGGCTTCTCTTAGGGGAAACAGAGTCCACTCTAACCGCAACGATTGGCTCTCGTTTGATGGCTGTTCCTACCCGCTTCGGTTCTCCGATTGAGCTATGGGACACGACCAACGAACCGCGCACGAAAATGCTGTACATGCAGCCTGATCTGTTGCCGGTCACGACGACGAACGGCGCAAGCGAGTATTACACGGTAGACGGGTCTTTTATCGCTACAGAGAACCCGGCTGATGTGGCCTATACCTACACGCTGCGGTATCAGACCAAGTTCAAT